ATCTGGAGTCGGAACCTGTGGCCGTTGTTGTTGCTGTTGAGCATATTGCTGTTGAGCATATTGCTGTTGCGCGTACTGCTGTTCAGCCATTTGAGCATCGTAAACTGCTGCATCACTGTATTGCTCTGCACTTGCCGAGTCCATTGTTGCTCTGGTCAGTGCCTCCTGTGCCTTAACCATTTCTTCGGTATTGCCCTGCTCGTAAGCCTCTTTGTATTTTTGCTGTGCTGCTTGGGTAGCAAATGCTGCTCTTTCTTCAGCCTGTCTCCCCAAATATTGCTGACCATCTGAAACCAATTGGTTTAGGCGATCATTCTCAGATTTAACACGCTGGGCATAATTAATTGCTTCATCACGCAATTTCGCAGACTGTTCCTTCGCTCTACGCTCCTGATGAAAGTCATATTTGAGTTTGTCAATACGCTGTTTTGCCCTCTTGCCTACTCCGGCAATTTCCTGATCAACAGACTCGTAATTGGTTTTATCTTTCTGAGGTTTGGCTCTTTTGTCTTCCTTGGGAGTATCATCGACAACTTCAATATCAACATCCGACTGATCTTCTACATCTTCATCAGGCTTGGCAACAATCTGTGATTTAATTCCCAAAAACTTCTCTTCGGAACTCATACCCGTATCTTCTTGTGTTATTTGTTCTGCTTCACTCATACTTTTTCTATTCCCCTTGGATCATCGACCACCGCCTCAACATTGTCGTCATTGATGATACGAAGCTCCTTGCCATGAATCTTGATGCGCGTACCACTGAAAGCACGAAACAAGACAAAATCTCCAACCTGACACCAAGGTCCGGTTGGAAACCTTGTTTCATCCTTGTAGCAGTCAGGTCCCATTTTCATAACGAAGCCGACTATACTGGAGACTTCCTCATAGTGCAGGGTTTCCTGCGCCTTGAGAATGCCGCCTTCAGTCTTTTCTTCCTTATCAGGGATTGCAATTAGGATTCGATAGCCAGTAGGCTCTGGCAACTGGGTTGCCTGTTTCTGTTCAATATTGTCATCAATATTAAGAGCGGTTTCCATTGATCCTCTCTTTGCGCGAAAATAAAAAGGGTTTCGCGTTCCCTTGTTTTAAATCCAGCATCTGCTGAATTAGAGTCGCTCCAATTCTTCGATTATATCCAAGAGTTCGCGCTCTGCGAGGGCTAGTCCCTCGATTACGCCTGTTTGATGTTTGTATTCATCAAAGTCAGCGCAACTTCCAGTAGCGATATTATCAGCCCTGTCATTCATCAGGTCTCGCAATTTCGACTTAAATTTGTCGATTAACGAATCGCCAGTAAAATCACTTCTCGCCATTATTATTACCAGATGTTATATCAGATGCAAGCCTTGATGCAATCTCTGCGGCTTTTATTGCCTCTTCACTGGTTATCTTGTTTCCTTCAGTCTTCGCTTCAATTATGTCACTGATAAGCCTTTGCTCCAATCCCGACTCAGCTATTGTCTCTTGCGACTTAATCCTCTCAATCTCAATAGCATCCTTGACTTGGGATTTCTGTATATCAACCTGAGCCTTAATCTGATCGGCCTGTGCCTTACGTTGCACTTCGGCTTCCTTAATATCCAATTCACGCTGCTTTGCTTGAATCAATGGGTCTTCCAATTGTTCCTGAATCCTTTGTTGTTGCGCTTCCATTTGATGTTTCTGCAACAATCTCTCGGCTGCCTCTGCGACCAATGTGGAGAGTCGTTTTTCAATAGTTTCAGGTAAAGGCTCGCCCAATGGCGGTAATTCTGTGCCCAATTCCTGCTCAATCTCGGCTCTATACTGGAAGGCCAGATGCTCGCGGATATGCGATTCAACTGCTGCCTGCAATACTTTCATGCCTTGAGGGTTATTTTGACCCATTTGCGCCAACTCAGGGTCTTCCATTGCGGTCATGTGTATAGTAATGTGCGCTTCCTGATCCTGATACTCAAACGCCTTGACTGGTCTGCCATTCATCATATCCATGTTCTCGGTAACAGGATCGGTTGGTACCGCCTCATCGTCAGGCGGAATAATCTTGTCGGCATTACGAATACCCAAGGTATCCAGCATTTGCCTGTGCAATTCCGGCAGGTTATACATTTCTGGCGATTGCTGTGCCAGTTGCAACGCAGCCTGATATTGCATGATCCGTTGTGCCATTGTCGCTGAATTGGGATCAGAAACAGGCATCACATCGATGCGGTCATCAAAGTCTTCCACCTTGATGCCTGCCTCTGGTTCAACCTCATAGGGGTATTCAGGTGAAGTAAAGTCCTTGATCACATTGACCAAGATGTTAAATTCCTGTCGCATTGAAGCATGAAGCCTAGCTTGGATTGCACTCATTACTTTCATGGTGCGCTCCAGAATAGCCAATGTGGTCCCCACTGGTGCTTCCTGTTTCATATCACTTACATTAAGATCGGAAGCACTGGTAAAGCGTCTGCCTTCCTCAACAATGTTGCTTAATAACTGGTACAGAACTGTTGATGGTTCCTTGTAGGGCAGGAACGAAATATTGTCCCTGATTGCCCCACCGGGAACATCAACGTCCCGAAACTCACCCGGCATGATGGGGGTGTCATCACCTTTAATCCTCAGTCCTCTGGACTTCAGACCACCGGGAAGATTCGATAAAGTACCTGCATCCACCAATTGTCTTAACAAAGAGGTGGCTGATTTTGCCAATCCGCCAATCAAATGCACCAGCCCAAACCCATAAAACCCTATTCCGGGCAAATATTGGTAGTGTGCAAAATGCTGGCGCATCATTCTATTGCCATCCTGTTGATACCAGTTTCTGCGAACTGAGAGAATAATATTGCTGGAAAGATCGATGGTCACGACATAAGGCAAAGCAATGCCTGTATGTTTTCCAGTCTCATCGGTATCTTCAAATCCCTCAAGGTCTATATTGACCATCATTTCCAACAGCGTATAGCGATTATCAAAGTCATACGAGGACCTGTCTCCTGTCAGCTCATCGTATTTCTTCCTGATGTCGTCAGGATCAGGGGAAGCCTCAGGGAGTTCAACATCCCGATAAAACCCAGATACCTGTAATTTACGCACATCATTGGAGTTTTTCTTCATCACATGGGTAGCACGATCCGCCATCAGCAGGTCGGTTGCCCCATAAGACACAATAAAATCTTCTGCGGGAACGAAAATAGCGCAGGGTCGATCCATATTCGGATCGTAATAAACTTTCCTGAAAGCCGATCCAGCCAAAGGCAATGAGAATAACAGCTTCTCAGTCTCTGTCCTGTATTCGGTCATCTTGTCGGTCAGCAGATAATTCATGTAGTTCTGTACCCGCATCGCCTGCCGTTCCTTCTCCTTGGTGTCCAAACCAAGAACTTTCGTATTAACTGGTCCAGTCGAGGGAAATATCTCGGTAATCGCTTGGCTCTGGAAACGCACCACCGCTTCGGTAAGCATCGGATGAAACACCCCGCAGGCACCGGGCCATGGTAAAGTTCGGTCTTCTAACTTCAGACCAAGCTGGTCAAGTCCTTTAACGTAAGTGTCTTCCCACTCACTGCGGGAATCCCGATCCCCTTGATATTGACCGACCAACTCTGAAGATAGCTTCTGCAATGCAGTATCGCTCATCTCATCGGCAAGGTTGGAAAAGAAATCACCGCCCTGCTCAGGCGCATTGGGATCAAAATCAATCAGCATCCCGCCATCTTCAGTTTCTGTTGCCAAAGCACCATCGACTTCTATGTCTATTTGCATAGGTGGTGTAAGGTCTTCCTCTATAGGGAAAGGTGGAATTATTCGTTCAATTGCCATAAATTAGTAATACTCCGCTTTGCTTGGGTAAAATGGTTCATCTTCTTCATCACTGTGTAAACTGACGAAGCCGCCCTGACGAAATCGTAACAGGGCTTGGGTACTGGAGTCCACTAAGTCATCGTGTTCCGCATTCGGAAACGCTGCAAATTCCTCGATCACTTCCTCTGCCCATCGGGTGTCTGGTGCCCAGACCACGCCAGTGGCAAATAAATCGGATACCGCGTTGACCCTTGAAATCTTGTCGTTGCCACGGCTCGGTGTGTATTCGGAAACTGGAATCCCCATCTGTCTCAGTTCAAAGATCAGGGGGGTACCTGCGGCTTTTGCTTCAACCACAAAGGCATCAGGTTCATACTTCTGCCACATTTTGTAGGCTACTTTTTTCAGTTCTGGAAACTCCAGCCGTTCCTTGAATGCATCCAGCAGAATCAAATTTGGTGCCTTCATCCCCTCTTCGTTGTCCATGTAGAAAATTCCCCATGTAGTACACGCAGAATAATCCGCTCTCTGTGTTTTCAGGAAAGCTGTATCCCATGACTGGATCAAAAACTCGCATTTCGGTGGGGTTTTCTGTTCCCACACTTTCCACCATTCCCGCTTCACCAACGCGCCTTCTTCGGCAGTCGGGTCCTGCTGGTACTGGGCCGACCATTTCGAGATCGGTAATTCTTCCTTCAGGGCTTCCAGTTCTTCCTGTTTCCAGAATCCGGGCCACAGGGACTTGCCTGAGGGCAAAATCGCTGGCAATTCAATCAGTTCCCATTCCTCACCGCCTCTCTGAACGCTGGTCTTGATCAACTGACCTGTTAAATCTTTTTGGTGCCATCG